TGCCACTCATCCAGTAGGCAGGGGCGAGCAGCCTCTCCACAATGTCAGTCATCGCTGCCTCCCAGCGCGGCGCGGGCAGGGTTTGACGCCATTGCCTCGGCTAACTTTTTGCGGCTGTACGGATGATCGCCGGGATATTCGGCCCGATAGTATGCATCCAACTCGTAAGCAGCCTCCAGCAGCGCCGCACGCAGCCGCTCAATCTCATCGGCGGTTGTTTTGGTTTCGGCAATCAGCGTGTTTATGATTTTTAGGCTCGCGTCGTTCGCCTCCGAAACGGTGGCTGCTGTATTCGCTCTTATGATGGCAACAAAGCTATCGCGCATCTCACTGGCAAGTTTCATTATCTTCATGGCCTCACTGTATCCTCTTGCTCAACCCAGCCCAAGCCGTTGCACTTGTCGCACCTCACCTCATAGACGCCCGGCCCAAGGCGCGAATCTTTAATCGCGCGCCATTGCCTACCATCGCATTTCGGGCAAATGGTGCAGCCATCTTCATCGCGCTGCAGCCTCTCCACAATGTCACTCATTCGTCTGCTCCTTTCGGCGGGGGTGGGAGGGGCAAGAAATGCGATGGCACGTCAGACCCGCGCGGCCACAAAATCACCTCGCCCTCATAATCTTCCTGTATCGGCCTCCACTGCATCTCTGCCCCTCGGCGGGCGAGGGCGAAGAGGCGGTCAAAGTCTGACATTGGCAGTCGCACGCTGTCGTTGGTGCCGGGCCAGCTTGGTTGCAGGCGGTCCAGAAACTCGACGTCAGTCTCACTCACAGCCCGTGTCCCTCCTCAACGTCGATGTCGATCTCAACGCAGGCGATGCGGTTCGTGTTGTCGTGGTCAGCGTTTTGCCGCGTGGTGTATATACGGCAGTAGCCCGGAAATACGTTCACCCACACCTTCCGCTGGATGCGCGGCTTCACCTCGATGAGGTCCATGTCATCAAAATTTAGCGCGTTCACTTTGTAGTATCCGCTCTGTGTCCATGCCGATCCGCACCACTCACCGTCACGGTTTATAGCGCCGTGAACTGGGTAGGGTTTTGCTCCATCCACCGCGTAGATGCGTACCTCGCGCCCGTCGCGGGTGCGGTAGGTTTTGGTCATGTCGATTTTCATGACAGCACCCTCCACACGGCCCTGACCGCCTCAACGACGACGGTTGTTACAACGGCGATGCCGAGCAGCAGCAGAACGTAGAAGCAGGCGTCGAGTATTCCGTCCTCTATGTCTCTACGCATAGTCCCTCCTTGTGCGCGCACCATCGCACGTCGTTGCTAGATTGTCAACAAAAATGTCAGCGCTTCTTTGCGTCGGCGTAGGCGCACATCAGCCGCTGGCTGATCGCCTGAATGCCGTAGCACTCGAACTCTTCAGACGGATCGTCCTCGCCGATCAGGCGACAGTGCCAGCGCCATACGTGTACGGCCTCATGCACGAGCATCGCATAGACCTGCTCGCGGCTGACGCCTCTCGGCGACCTCGGCAGGCACACGAGTGCAATGCGGTCCCTCCCTCGCTCCAGCATGACAACCGACGCGTCTGCAATCCCCTCCGGCTGCCAGTCTGGAGCGCCCTCGATCCGAAGCCGCTTCAGTTCACGCCGGTAGCTCTCCTCGTCGAGGCACAGCGCGATCTGGCACGCGAGGTCGTGTACGCTGCGCCGAAGGTACTGCAGCTTCCTCACGCCACCTCCGGCGTCGACGTCAGTCGCGCCCGAAGCGCGTTGCGCGTGCCCATGAACAGCGCCTGCCGCGACGCTGCGAACCAGCAGTCGTCGTAGCGCACCCAGACCATGCCATCGCCCGCAGGAAAGGGTGGAGGCTTGTCATCGGCCAGAACCGAGTTGGGATTGCCGACGGTGTAGTAGCCGTCGTACAGCGCCAGCAGCGCCTCGGCCTCGTCGTCGGTGAAGTCGAACGCCTTCTCCTCGTCGTGCGTCGTGCCGTTGCCGAAGTCCTTCAACCACTGCCCGTCTACCTTCAGCTTTACCACTGCAGGCCTCGCACGGCGTCGATGATTGTCTGGACGTGATGCACCGTGCCGATGGGGTCGGTGATCAGCAGGATGAGCAGGAAGCTGCCCATGAAGAACAGGACGTGCCTCATCACTCGCCCCACGGCTCGACGAGCGTCTCGGGCCTGCTGCAGCGGACGCGGTAGCGCGCGTCGTCGAGCGTCAGCTCGAAGCGGCCGGTATCGGAGCACGACTGCGCCACGGCTTTCTCGAACGCCTCCCTCACGGACTTGGACGCCACCGAGTGCCCAATGGCAGCCCCGCTGATCCACACCCCGAGAACTACAACCACGGCCACAATGCCTTCCATACACGCCTCCATGTGTTGCGCCACCATGGCACATCGGTTGCCGTATTGTCAACCAGTTTCTCGCGGCGAAACACCCTGAACGGCATGTCGGCGTCGACCGGCCACAGCACCGGCTGCAGCAGCGCGTTGATCGGGCCGTCGTTGAGCGACCACGCGCAGACCAGCACCTGACTGGTCGCGGGCGGGAACCACACCATGCCCTCGCGGTCCTCGTGCCACGCCACCCCGACGCACCGGCCGGTCTCGTCGTAGATGCTGACCTTCACTCTGCCTCCACCATCGGCACGTCGCGCCACTCGGTGCGCTCGGTGCGGTCCTTGTGATTGCCGGTGACGACGAGCCACTCCTGCTGGAGGACGCGGTGCGCCCACGGCCCGTGGTCGGCGCTGTACGTCGACCGCAGGACGAAGCGCAGCCTGCCGGTCGGTGTGTCGTGGCTCATTGCTCCCTCCCGACAACGCAAATTTCCTTCCACGGTGAGTAGGCCCTCACGAGGTACTCACCCGGGGCGCACGCCTTCTCCTTGCCCGCCGATGCGACGATAGCGACGACGAGGATCGCGCCCGCGATGGTGGGTATCCAGAGCGCGCTCACAGCCTGCCCGCAAGTCCGCAGTAGCCGTCGGTCTTGGACTGCGCGCTCTCGAACCATTCCAGTGCTGGCGCTCCGGGGACGTCGGTAGTCATGAGCACCTTGTCGTAGGTCCACCGCCACGCCATGCAATTGCTGGCGCAGCAAATGCGCCCGCGATCACTGCAGCAATCCTTGCTTCTCGCCTCGTCCTCAGTCATGTCTTCCTCCTCCTGATGTAGAGAGCGCAATCCTCGGCCGTCGCCTTCATCCATGGCGATGCCGATCCGCCGATCTTGATCGGCCCGTCGACCGCGACGGCGTCGCAGATGGCTGCAGCCTCCTCCAGCGCGGCATTGCGCGCCTCGCGCAGCTGGCGCTCCAGCTCGTGCTGCTCGCGTGCGGCGTGAACGTCGCTCATGCCACCCTCCAATGCATCTGCCGCACCTGCTTCGGCGCGCTCCACCAGTTCATGGCGTCAGACAGGCACTCGGCGCAGACGTCCTCGTTGTTGTCGACGCTGTTGAGCGACCGCTCATCCTCCATGATGAACACCTCGCCCCAGCCGTCCCGGCTGCTCGACTGCTTGCCGCATCGGTCGCAGACGTGGATCGTGATTGTCTTGCAGCTCATGCCGCCCTCCCATCGATTGCGCGCCTGATCTGGGCGCGTGTGTTGAGCCATCCCCTGCCGCCATCGTGTCCGCCGCTCTTGGGCCAGATCGCCACGAGCCTGTCGTCGATCAGGATGTGGATGTGGCGTGCGCCCATATCCATCCGCCACCGGCCGGGGATGCGGTCTAATTCGCGCGTGATGTGTGCTGGCAGTCTCATGCTGCCTCCCTGATCCAGCGCTCGGCGTCGGCCCGCGTCGCGAACGTGCGCGGCGCGTTCCACGATTTCACCCACACGTCACGACCTGCGTCGCTGTAGCAGCCAATCGCCCAACCATACTGATCCTGATAAGCGTACATCCCGATCTCCCTCTCTCTGCCAGCAGCTATCGCACACGGTTGCGGTATTGTCAACCGAAATGTTATGGTTTCAGCGCCCCTCGATCTCGTCTCCGATGAGCTGAAGGCGACGGCCGCCAGCGGTGAGGACGAAGGCGTTGCCCAGCTCGTCCCAAGCGACCGCGAGGTGATTGTGCTTCTTGGTGCGAAGCTCGGGCCTGCGAAGCTCCCGGGCGAGCTTGGCGTCGCGAACCTGACAGCTGCCGACGTCGGCGACGAAGTCCTTGATCATGGCAATCTGGCGGGCGTTGATCATCTCGTGCTCTCCTCTGTTGTCAACCACTATGCCAAAACAGCACCCCGCCGTCAAGCGAAAAGATCACGCCACAACCTCCATCGGCTCGCCGACATCGACCGCCGCCACGTCAGCTGGCAGGCGCGACCAGTGCGAGACCCGCGCGAAAATCAGGATGGGCTCGCCGTCGGTGATCGCGTCATTGGCCTCGCGCACCGTCATCGCAATGGGCGTCTCCTCGACGCCAACCCGGCGGACGTGGCCGACGCGCCACTCACCCTCGTGGACGTCCCACATCAGCACGTTCTGCATCACCGGGCAGCTCTCGATGCCATTCGCGTCGCTCATTCCTCATCTCCCTCTGTGGTTGTAGCTTTCTTCTTCTGCTTCTTCGGATTGAGAAGCCCGATCAGGTTGCCGATGATCTCGGCGCGCCGGTCGTCGGACAGGCTGTCGACGTCCTTGAGCCCGTCCGCAATGGCCGACGCCGTCGCCGCCCGCTCGCTGAACGCGCCGTTGGTGCGGCTCTTCAGCAGGAACATCAGCAGCACGTCATTGCCCTGCCGGGCGCGGACGTAGGCGCGGGTTGCCAGATCGCCCACGATGAGCGTCTTGGCGTTCTGCAGCTCGAAGCTGAACCACTTCTGCAGCGTCTCGACGCTCATGCCGATGGCCGCCGCGACGTCCTCGTCGGTGTAGCCCGAGAACTTGAGCATCTGCACCATGAGGCCGTCCTCCTGCGAGGGACGCCAGTCGGCGCGCTTCCAGTCGCCCAGCAGCGCGACCTTCGTGAACGGCCGCACAGCCTCCTCCTCCTCGTTGATCTCCTTCTCGGTGCGCTCGCGACCGAAGCGGCGACGGGCTGGCGGCTTGTCGTTCTTCTTGCCGCCGGTCTTGGGCGGCTCAATGTCTGTCGGCTCGATAGGGTCTGTCACGTTAAGGGTCTCCGTTCACTAGTGGATACACCTACAATAACCGCGACGTCAACCATTTTCCCCATACGTCAACCTAAATGACATTTAAGATTTCTTTACCCGACGATAGCCCGTCTACGTAGTTTCCGCAAGGGTATAGACACAAGACACAAGAAAGAGAGAGTAGTATTATATATAATATATATACTTCTTTAATACTAAGAGCGCATTTCTTCTTTTCTTGAGCAGTTTTCTTGTGTCTCCACAATACTCCCTTCTCCCATACGGTGGGCGAAATAAAGAACTATACCAATTAAGTCCCCCACTATCCTCCGTCAACTTTGTTTCCTCGCATTAAACAGCCATTCAACACGCCCGCCCCTGCCCCTCCTCTCTGCAGCCCTCTACAATGCCCCGCCATGACACAGAGACGCGGCTACAGGGCAAGCGGACAGATCGACCTCCGTCGGATGCCCAAGATCATCCGGCGGCCTCTGGGCCGCGAGCGAGCCTACGGCTTCGCCATGCAGCGCCTCCACGGCGACGCGGGCGAGCCCCCCTTCGAGGACGAGCCGACCATCTGGCTCGACCCCACCTACGACGGCACCCGCCGGGGGCTGGAGGTGGCGATCCACGAGGCCCTGCACCTCGCCTGCCCGTGGATGTTCGAGACCGTCGTCACCCAGACGGCGCGCTACCTCGCCATGGTCCTCTGGCGGCTCGGCTACCGGCACATGCCCAGTCAACCAGACTGACGTTGCCTTTTCGTCAACCTTGTGCGATGGTGTGCGCGCTCGGAAAGGGTGGGCCGCCGGTTTCTCCCGAATGCCATTGGGCTGGCGGCCCGTTCCGAGAGACAACTATGCTGCAGCAAGAAAGGCACGACCACATGGCGAAGAACATGACGAAGACCGAGAAGTACCCCTCGGGCCTGAAGATGACCCCGAAGGGCGGCAAGTCCACCCCCCACGCCTCGCACGGCCACAAGCCGGTGAACAAGGGCAAGGGCGGCGGCATGGGCAAGAGCGCAGGCTGCTGATGGACTTCGGCTGGGCTCTCGATCACATCAAGAACGGCGGGCGCGCGCAGCGCCATGGCTGGAACGGAAAGGGCATGTTCGTCTTCCTCGTTCCGGGCTCGCGCTTCACGGTCAACCGGGAGCCCCTGCTCTCCATCCTCGGGGAGGGCACGCCGGTCGACTACCGGGGCCACATCGACATGAAGACTGCCGACGGCAGCATTGTGCCGTGGGTGGCCTCCCAGACCGACCTGCTGGCCGAGGACTGGCACACGGCCTGAACCCCATCGCCTTCCCGACCCATACCCGGGGTCTGGCGATTTTAACGCCCTCGCAGATAGATGCTGCGGGGGCGTTTTCTTTTTGACAATCTTGTTGACAGGCGGTTGGGCACCGTGTATGGTGTCTTCATCAGCAACGGAGACCGCCATGTACAACCACTTCGAGATCGAGATGCAGTCCGAGTTCAACGCCCAGTTCGACAGCGTCCGCGAGGCCTACGCCGCCAGCGAGCTGGACCCGATCTACGAGGGCTGGTGCAGCTACTGCAGCTACTGCGAGCAGGAGGGCGTCGAGCCGATGTCCTACGAGGCCTTCGCCGCCCGCGAGCGCCAGCCGAACCACATCCGCTACGCCGGTGTGGTGTGGTCCGTGAACGACGACGAAATCCCCTTCTGAGGTCGAAACGGGGAAAACCCCGTCTGCCCGTCACGCAGGCACTGATGAGACCGCCAACCGAGGAGACCGCCATGACCCGCTACGAACAGCGCCTTCTGGACATCATCGCCGAGCTTCTCAGCGCCGACATGGCGCAGGGCCGCGCCGAGTACAATCTGAAATTCTTCAAGGGAGACTGCCCCATTGAGCGCCGCGCAAAGGAGCGCGCCGTTCGCGAGACCGCAGAGCGCTACGCCAAGGCCAAGATGGCAGCGGCGCAGGAGCTGATCGAGAGCGAAGAGGAAAAGGAGGCCTGAGCCACATGGGAATGCAGAACAAGGGCCAGAGGTTCGTGGTCGTCTTCGAGGATCGCGACACCTGCAACGTGACGAAGGTGGCTGGCCCATACCGCTCCTTCCGGGTGGCGGAGGGCATCGCCAAGGCGGAACACGGCGGCGTCGTGGTGACATACGTCATGCCGCTCACAAAAGCGACCGACATCTGACAATTTAGTTGACAGTCTGTCACCCGTGTGGCATATTCACAGCATCAGAGGAGAGACCGCCATGAAGACCATCAACATCAAGGCTCATCAGATCATCGAGGGTGACCTGTTGCAGAACGGTATGCACTTCGACCGCGTCGACGACGTGTCGCACGGCTCGCTCGACCACAGCATCAAGGTGCGCTGCAACGACGACACCTCGACCCGCTTTTTCAACGACAGCGACATCGTTCGGGTGCGCCGCTAACGCGGCCCCCATAACCCCGGAGGAGAGACCGCCATGACCATCCAGTTTGAAGTCGGCAAGACCTACACCGCCCGCTCTATCTGCGACTATGAGTGCGTCTACGAGTGGACCGTCGTCGCCCGCACCGCGAAGCAGGTGACGCTGGAGGACAGGCACGGCCGCGTCTCGAAGCGTGGCGTGCGGACCTACGACGGCGTCGAGGTCTGCAGCCCGCAGGGCCGATACTCGATGTCGCCCTCGATCTACGCCAACCGCGCCGCAGCCTAATCGCAACACACAGGAGACCGCCAATGGCATACAAGTGCATCGGAGAAAACTGGGGTCGCAGCATGATCCGCGACGCCATCAAGGCTGGCTACGAGATCGAAGTCAATTCCGACGGAGACACCCTGTACAAGGGCACAGCCCTCAAGGCCGCGTGGGAGGCTGTGACGGCCGTCGACGAGTGCCACGTCATCATCCGCAAGGAGGGCGCGCGCCGCGAGGTTGCCTTCATCGTTCTGGAGTACGGCCAGAACGGCGACGAGGTGATCAATGACCACTCCTGCTTCGGGGTGAATAACCCGGGCTGGATCGAGACGTGGTGGAACGAGAAGTCTGAGAAGGAGGCGCGCTCGTGAGGCGCGCCGACCCCCGCTACTACGACCTCGCGCGCGGCCACCTGCGGGCCGCCTACGACAGGCTGGCGGACGCGGCGCACATTCGCCGCCACCCCGTTACCGACGAGATCAGCTGGCCGTCGAGCACGCTGGAGGACGACCTCCGCAAGGCAGGCCTGCTGTGATGGAGCTGACCGTCGACGGCAAGCTGTACCGCATCAGCCCGAGCGGCCTCGTTTGGTCGGGCTACAGGAGGCCGAGCCAGCCGGAGCTGGGCGTGCTGTGGCGTCGCATGGAGCGCGGCACCATACCGTCAATGCGGGTGCTGCGGGCCGCCGGGCTGATCGCACCAAAGGCTGCGGGAAGGCTCCGCTCGAAGGAGCGCTACTACGCCGACCGGCACTGCATTTAATTTCGACAACAAGGTTGACATTACAGCGACGATGTTGTAGTGTCCTTCTTGTCAGCCAGAGGAGACCGCCATGCAGAACTACTTCCCCACCTTGAACGCTGCCCTCGAAGCCGAAGGCCTTATTGAGGCTTGGGACTGCACGAGCGCCCCGATCCGCTACGGCGAGAGCCGCATGTGGACATGGCAGGACGGCAGCAAGCACGGCCGCCTCGTGTCGATCTACCGCGACGAGCGCGGAATGTACGAGCGACCCGTCCACTACGCCCGCTGAAACCCCACCTCACAGGAGAGACCGCCATGAGGACCGTCTACACCATCACCATCGAGTTCCCCGTCGCTGGCATCCACGCCGCCACGCGCCGCACGCTGTACTTCGGCAGCGTCAAGTCCCGGCAGGCCGTGATCGAGATGGCCCGCGCTCAGGGCTACAAGTTCTCGACTAACATCGAGCACGTCTACACCGAGGCCGAGGGCGTCAAGTCCTTTGAGATCGAGGAGCGCTTCAACAAGATGACTTGTGAGCGCATCGCCGCCGCCTGACCAATTTGGGGGATCGTCTAATGGCAGGACATCGGCCTTTGAAGCCGCGAACGCTGGTTCGACCCCAGCTCCCCCAGCCAACCACAAAGAGGAGAGACATGAAAATCAACATCCACTACACTGAGTGCGGGCCTTTCGGGTCGCTGTGGTTCGTCGGCTTCGACGACGACGAGGGCGATGGCGTGTACGCCAAGACGCCGCTCGCGGGGCTGCAGGACCTGCTGTGGATACACGACTATAGCGACGAGCGCGTCGCGGCCGTCGAGGCCGAGATCGCCAAGCGCGAAGTCGAGGGAGCGCCGGTATGAGGATATACCGCCTCTACTGCGCCGACCTCTTCGAGGGCCACTGCTACCAGTGGGCACGCAGCCTGCGCGAGGTCGCCGTGAAGCGGCGCGAGATGAAGGAGGACGGCTTCAGCGTCCACAGCATCGACGCGCTCGACTTCCCCAACAAGAAGGGCGACGTCGTGGGCTGGCTCAACACACACTTCACGAGGGACAACGGATGAGCAAGCTCCTGATCACCGCCGGTGACATCCGCCGCATGGACGTTACGACGCTGCGCGAGAAGCTCTCGTCGCTCAGGTTAGAGCACGAGGTATCACGCGACCCCGAGATGCGGCAGCGCTACTACGACACCTACATCAAGGTGACGGACGAGATCGCGCGCGAGATCGCGCGCCGCAACGCCGACCCGAAGTACATGCCGCTGCTGTTCAAGCGCAGCAGCGTCTACGCCATGTCGGCCGAGGCCCTGCGCCGGAAGGTGGCCGAGCTGGAAATGAGCGCGGAGCAGACCGACGCCCACGTCAGAACGCTGGAGTTCCTTCGGCACGAGCAGGAGCGCCGGAGGCGGCACGCCAAAGCAATGTACTGGAAACGCAAGGGGACACCATGCTCTACACGCTCGTCGTCGCATTCATCGCCAGAGGCACCTACTACGTCGAGCAGCGCCACCTGACGCTACAGCACTGCGCCGGTCAGGCGGCAATCGCGAGGACCGAGTACATGCGGGATGAGCCGAGGCTTCGAAAGCTGGGAGAGGTGCGCTACTACTGCTGGCCCGAAAAGTCTTTGTCAAAGTAGTTGACAGAAGGGCGACGCTGTTGTAGTGTCGCCCGATCAACAAGGAGACCGCCAATGACACCGCTTATCGCCCCGACCGTCCACATGAACGGCACCTCGAAGGAGGAACTGGTGCAGCAGCGCATCGAGGTCGTCGAGGCAGCGCGCCTGCTCTATCAGGCCATGCAGAAGGCCATGCCGAACGGCCGAGACTACTACCCGCAGGGCGACGGCGTCGGTGCCAAGGCGCAGGCCGCATGGGTCGAGCGCATGGCGATGATCGAGCAGCTCTCCGACGAGCTGCTCACCGAGGCGATGAAGATCACCCTCGGCTGAAGAAAAACTTCGGCGTTCGTGTCGAATTTAGTTGCTGTTTTGGCAACGTTGTGACATAACACTCTTGTCAACACGGGAGACAAAGACATGAACGCCCACACCTTCATCCCCTCCGCCCAGCAGGCCGACTTCCTCGACTGGTGCGCTAACGGCAGGGGTTCCTGCGTGCTCGAAGCCGTCGCCGGTGCGGGCAAGACCACCACCCTCCTTCAGGCCATCCCCCTGCTCGCCGGGCAGGTGGCTGTGATGGCCTACAACAAGAAGATCGCCGACGAGATCAGCGCGAAGCTGAAGTCGCGCGGCATCGACTGGCAGAAGGCGCAGGCTGGCACCGTCCACAGCTTCGGCTTCAAGGCCCTCCGCAAGGCCTTCCCGTCGGTCGTCGTCGAGGGCTCGAAGGTGTCGAACATCGTCGACGCCATCAAGGCCTCGCTCGTCCCCTCGGTCGCTGAGCAGTCCAAGTCCATCTGCAAGATCGTCTCGCTCGCGAAGCAGACCGGCCTCGGCGTCCTCGCTAACGCCAACGACGCCGCCGAGTGGGAGGCCATCATCGACCACCACGACATCGACCTCGGCGACGCCGACCTGAGCGCCGTGATCGCCGCCTGCGTGCGCGTCCTCGCCATCTCGAACGCCGACACCGACGTCGTCGACTTCGACGACATGGTATACATCCCCCTGCTCCGCAACCTGCGCTTCTGGCAGTTCGACGTCGTCATGGTCGACGAGGCTCAGGACACCAACGCCACCCGCCGCGCGCTCGCCCGCCGCATGCTCAAGGCCACCGGACGCCTGATCGCCGTCGGCGACCGCCATCAGGCAATCTACGGCTTCACCGGCGCTGACAGCGACAGCCTCGACCTGATCCGCCGCGACTTCGGCGCGGTCGACATGCCGCTGACGACGACCTACCGTTGCCCGAAGGTCGTCGTGTCCTTCGCCAAGCAGTGGGTGAGCCACATCGAGGCCGCCGAGACCGCCCCGGAGGGCGTGGTGACCGGCATGACCATGGATGACTTCATGAAGGCCCCGGGCTCGATCCCCGGCCTGCAGCAGGCCGCCATCCTCTGCCGCAACACCAAGCCGCTGGTGTCGCTCGCCATGCAGCTGATCCGCCGCAAGGTGGCCTGCCGCGTCGAGGGCCGTGACGTCGCCGAGCAGCTGAAGAAGCTGGTGCGCCGCTGGAAGGTGAAGCACACCTCGCAGCTGATCGAGCGCCTCGCCAGCTACCGCGCCCGCGAGACCGAGAAGCTCAAGGCCAAGAAGCAGGACAGCAAGATCGAGGTCCTGAACGACACCGTCGACACCATCCTCGTGATCGTCGACGAGTGCAACGCCAACGGCCAGACCTCGGTCGAGGACGTGGCGGCCCAGATCGACAGCCTCTTCGCCGACGGCGTCACCTCGATGCTGGTGCTCTCCACCATCCACAAGTCGAAGGGCCGCGAGTGGCACGACGTGTACTGGCTGGACCGCGCCGGTCTCTGCCCCTCGAAGTACGCCCGTCAGGAGTGGCAGATGGGTCAGGAGATCAACCTGATGTACGTCGCCGCCACCCGCGCCCAGAGCCGCCTGATCGACCTTTCGGTTGACAATTAAGTTGACAAAACGGCCACCCTGTTGTAGGGTGGCCGACATCAACTGGAGAGACCGCCATGCAGCTTCACCCCTTCCTCGCAACCGTCTCGCGCCCCGTGTTCTGGGACGGCTACAGCATCTTCCTTCAGACTGACTGCCCTGAGTGCAGGGGCTACGGCGACATCGAAGTCAACCCCATCGACCCCTCCCGCAAGGCGTTCACCGTCACCTGCGACTGCTGCTACGGCGAGGGCAAGGCCTACGTCCAGACGGACGAGGACGAGCTGGCTGCGGCCTGATCAAATCAAAACAGAGGAGAGCACAATGAGCACTGTATACAACGTCGTCGAAGACCGTCGTGACTGGGCGCGCGTCAAGGTGGGGCTGATGACCCCATCCGACCGTGTCCACCTCATGGAGGAGCTGATGCGCCGGGACGAGCACGCCGCCGCCCGCATCATGGGAAGTCTGGCGGCCGAGCACCACGGCCTCCGCCGGGAGGCGCGCCGCAGGGTAAACTACCCGTGTTAACCAGATTGACGTTGCTATAGCGTCAACTTTGTTGGTATAAGGGGCTCCGTAAAACAACGGAGCCCCTTTTTGAACTCAATACTCACCATCCACAACAAAGGCACGCAGTACCACCTGCTGCTGCCCGGGCACGCGCCGGGGCAAGTCGTCAGCCTGCTGTGGTGGGGCGTCGAGCGCGAGGGATCGCCGCTGGTGTCCGACATGGGGCGGCTCGCCATGCACATCATCGAGAAGGCGTGCAGCGTCAAGGACGCCCGCCTGATCGGCGGCAACATGGTCGCCAAGATGATCACGCCAAAGATCAACTGGATTTTCGGGATCGACCGGCCGGAGCGCTCGCTCAGGCTCACCATGGACGGCGTGTTCATGGAGGACGACCTGCCGAAGCGAAACCGCGTCTTCGACGGGGCGTTCGCGGACTTCAAGAAGTACCTGCCGACAATTCTAGCCAACAATACGTGAGGGGACGATGATCCGTGGACTAAACAAAATTACCAAGGCCACCGGCCTCGGTTACCTGATGTCGAGCTACACGTCGCACAACTCGTTCGAGGAGGCGGAGGGCGACGCGAAGGCGATTGCTGCAGACCTTCTGCGGGCTGGCCTCGTTGTCTTCGCCCCTATCGCCTACGGCCCGGGGCTGGAGCGGCTGATGAGCGGCGGCGCGTTCAACTCGCATGAAAAATACTATCGCAGTCACGAGTTCTGGATGCCGATCTGCGAGCGCTTCTTCGACCGCTGCGACTACGGCGTCATCGCCACGACGCCCGGCTGGCACCACTCGACCGGCATCGCCATTGAACTGGCCGCCATGACGAGGGCCGGTAAGCCGGTCTGGATTTACGACACCGGCGAGGATGAGATCATCGACATCGGTGAGGCGACCGAGAAGTTCGACGTCGGCATGGAGGAGCTGGTGCAGCGATCAATTGACCTCGGCGGAAAGTACCTCGCATCGAGCGGCGAGGTATGGAGCAAGGCGACGTGGCTCGGCATTCAGAAGCATTCACTGGCGCGCGCCGATGCGTGAGAACCCGAAGCACTACGCTGGCAGGAAGAAAATCCCCTTCGGTGACATACCAGCAATCGTCCTCGCCGAGCTTGGCGTCGCCATGCACGAGGGGGCGAGGAAGTACGGGGCGTTCAACTACCGCAAGGACGCGATCATCGCCTCGGACTACTACAGCGCCGCGATGCGGCACCTGTTCCAGTGGTACGAGCTGGGGGAGGATATCGACCCCGAGAGCGGCATCTCGCACGTCACCAAGGCCATCGCCTGCCTGACCGTCCTGCGCGACGCCCAGATCAACAACATGGTCAAGGACGACAGGCCGCCCCCTGTTCACGGCGACCGCTGGTACGCCCTGCAGGGCAAGGTCGCCGAGCTGCAGGCGCTGTATTGCACGCAGGCCCCGCGCGTCACCAGCTGGGACGACACGAAGACCGTTCTGACCCGCTCCGAGTACGACCGGGCGGTCGACGCCAAGGACGTGCCGGACACCCTCGCGGCCGTCGAGATGGGCGAGTACTACGGCACGCAGCCAGTCGCGGGCTCAAAGAGTTGACATTCCGTCACCCGTGTGGTCACCTCCCGGCACCGTCCAATAGGGCGTGGGCGCTCAGGCGCGCGCCGGTGAGGACACTGTCCCCGGTCGCAATGGGCTGGCCGGTCGCGTCTCCCTCCTCACCGCGACCGGCCGCCCTCCATCCCCTAGAGAGGTACACATGACGAAATGGACCCCGGAGTTCCTGCGGGGCGTACAGGGGCTTGTGACGACGGCAACAAACGCCGGTCTCAAGGGAAAGGAAATTCGCCGCTTCGTGGCGGGCGCGATGGCGGTGGATGAGGACACGGCGCGGCGATACATCCACGCCGCCGAGCGATCCGCCAGTGGCGACACTCCTGCCGACCCGGTCGAGGTGCGCCGTCACAAGCAGCGCGCGGATGAGGCGAAGTCAGCTCTCAAGGAGCTGGAGGAGCGACTGGTCAGGGCGGAGGACATCCGGGGCGAGCTGATGGGCCTCGGCCCCATCTCCATCTCCAAGCTGAAGCCGGACAAGCACAAGCCCTCCGGCAGGCGCGCCGTGATCCTCCACATCTCCGACATCCAGTACGGAGAGGTGATCGACTTCGACGCCGTCGACGGCATCAATTCCTACGACATCAACATCGCCAACCGCCGCATCGCGCGCTACTTCCAGAAGGCGCACCGCTTCCTCACCGAGCTGTGGATCGGGCAGCCCGCGACGGAGGTGATCGTCCTGCTCAACGGCGACATGATCTCCGGCGCTCTGCACCACGAGCTGGACCGCACCGACGCCGTCCGGCCGCTGGAGGCGGCGAAGATGGTCGCGGAGCAGCTCATCGCTGGCATCGGCCTGATCGCCGACGCTGGCTACTCGATCCGCGTCATCAACACGCCCGGCAACCATGGCCGAATGACCGTGAAGCCGGAGAGCAAGGGGCACGTCCTGCAGAACTACGACACTCTCGTCGGGTGGTTCATCGAGGCCGCGTTCAAGAGCGAGAAGCTGATCAGCGTCGAGTATAGCAAGTCAGTCGACGCGCTCTTCAACGTGTTCGACTTCCCGATGCTCGTGACGCACGGCGACCGCATCGGCTCACGCGGCGGCGCGGGCTTCCTCGGGGCGACCGCGACCATCGTGCGCGGCCACTTCAAACTGGTCGCCGACTACGCCGCGCGAGGCGTCAGCCTCTACAAAGTCTTCACCGGCCACTTCCATACGGGCGTGACGACCACGGCTGGCTACGCCAACTCGACTATGGCGGGTCCATCGGAGTACAGCCGCGACGGCCGCATGGGCATCCAGCCCGCCAGCCAAGACTACTTCGTGATCCACGAGGAGCACGGCGTCATCGAGCACCGGCAGATCATGGTCGGCGATCCTTCGGAGGGCTCCATCCACTCGCCGGTGATGAAGTACCGGAGAGCGGCCTAGACCCGGTGGACGCGCGCCACGACGCGCCCCAGCGTCCGGTAGGACGACGAGAGAGGCACCGGCGGGTAGGCCGGATTGCTGCAGGTGAGGAGCGTCCCGTCGCCAGTTGGCGTCGCGCGGCGCACGATGGTCTCGCCGCCGATGGCGAATGCGAAAACGCCCGGCGCGTTTGTCGACTTCTTGCCGGTGTCGTAGATCAGCATGTCGCCCGGCGAGAAGGTGCCGCTCCAGTCGTCGCCAGTGACAGCCACGACGGCGTGGATCATCCCCTCGACTGCGAGGAACACGTCGCCCATTTGAATGCGCTCGTGCCCGTCATCGAGCGTCCTCTTGTGAACCTGCGGCGGCGGGCTCACGGCTCCGAAGCCGATGGGAGGGACCGTCATCAGGTCCTCGGCGCTGACGCCAAGAGCCTTCGCGATGGCGGACATCCACTCCACGGTCATCCGGCGCGAGCCGTTTTCGAGGCGAGAAATCTCGCTCTTGACGGTCCCGGTGCGCCTCGCCAGCTCGGGCTGTGTCAGCCCCTTCGCCAGCCTCCATTCACGTAGATAGACGCGGTCATCGCGATCCTTCGGCATCTGTCCTCCTCCTTGGGAGACTACGTTCTGCGCCGATTTTCCAGCATCTGTCAACAGTCAATTGTCTTTCAGGTTGACGTTTGGAAATCTTAGTTGACAGATGTTCGCGCTTTGGGCTATCAGTGGTTATACGAAAAGGAGACCCCCCAACAATGGATAGACTTCCGAACGCAGGAGCACTCCTGCGCGAGTGGATTGCTCGTTCTGGACTTAGCCAGTCTGAAATTGCTAGTAATTTGGGAGTTACTCGCGCTGCGGTTTCAAAATGGTGTTCTGGTATTGCGGCACCGGCAACGGATCGCGCGAAAACGCTGGACAGGTTGTCGCAGGGCGCTGTTCCGTCGACCGCGTGGCCGCGCAGGTTGCCACCTCCGCCAGTTACGAAAGGGGCGCGTGTCATCCAGAGCAAGGCCGCGCGCCACGGCGGCATCCCCGCCCTTGCCGCCGCGTCCGGCCTCCCGCCTCGCGCCCTGTTCCGCTGGGCCTACTCTCAGCACACTCCGCGCGGCTCGTCCATCGCCGATCTGAACCACGCCCTCGGCGTCAACCTCACCGCCCGCGACTTCGAGGTGCAGGCGTGAGCGTGGCAATCGGCGTCGACCCCGGCTTCTCCGGGGCGTTGGCTCTCCTGTTTCAGGAGAGCCCCTTCGGAGACCTCCACATCCACGACATGCCCACCGCACCCGGGCCAAAGGGCAAGATCGAGCTGAACTACGCCGACCTGTTCAACAAGCTTGCCGCGCGCTCATCTTCCGGCCCGACCACAATGTGGCTGGAGAAGGTTGGCCCTCGTCCGGGGCAGGGCGTCAGCTCGATGTTCCGGTTCGGACAGCAGGTCGGGGCTCTGGAAATGGCGGCCGCCGCCCACGGCTACGCCCTCCGCTACGTCACCTCGGCGACGTGGAAAGCATACTTCGGCCTCTCGGCTGACAAGGGGGTCGCCCGGGGCTACGCATCAAAGCGCTTCCCCGAGCACGCCCACCTCTTCGCCCGCGTCAAGGACGACGGGAGGGCTGAGGCGGCTTTGATCGCGCTCTACGGTAGGGAGCACCAGAAGTGACCGCATTCACCCCATTCATGCGCCTGCACGGCCACCGCGTCGCCGACGCTGGCTACTCGATCATCCCCATCGCGGCCGGGCAGAAGTGGCCCGGCGAGTACGTCAACGGCCGGTGGGAGCACCTCCGGGGCTGGGACGCGCAGGCGCTCGTCAGGACCCACGAGGCGCTGATCGACATCTGGAGCAACCACCCCGGCTGCGGCGTCGGCATCGCCTGCGGCGGCCAGTCCAAGGTCGTGGCCGTCGACATCGACGTCCTCGACGAGGCGGTCGCGGGCGACGTCCGGCGGCTCTTCGAGCAGCGCCTCGGGATCACCCCGCTGGTCCGGGTGGGCAAGGCCCCGAAGGTCCTGCTGGTCTACCGCTGCACGGAGCGGATCGAGAAGCTCAGCTACCAGCCCATCGAGGTGCTCGCGCACGGGCAGCAGTTCGTGGCCTACGGCGTCCACCCCGACACCGGCCTGCCCTACCAGTGGCCCGTGGAGGCCCCGGACGAGACCACGGTCGAGAGCCTGCCGGAGGTGACCCCGCAGCAGCTCAGGGAGGCCTGCGAGGCGGCCTTGGCGCTGGTGCCGGTAGAACTGCGCCCGCAGCGGCTGAAGACCTCTGACGGGGCTCCGCACGCATCCAGCAGCGAGAGCGCGCTCGCCACCCCGGCCGCCATCAAGGAGGCGCTGGCACACATCCCGAACCCGGACCTGCCGTGGGACGAGTGGAAGCGCGTCCTGATGTCGACCTTCGCCGCCAGCAACGGCTCGGAGGAGGCCTACTTCGACTTCCTCCAGTGGTCGCGCCGGTCAGCCAAGCACAGCGACGACGCCACGCGCCGGGAGTGGAATAGCTGCCGCGCCAGCCCTCCCCGCTCGTTGGGCTTCGGAACGCTCCACTACCTCGCCACGCAGCACGGCTGGGTGCCGCCCGCCGGGCTCGCTTTCAACGAGAAGAAGGACGTCTCCGACGTCGACATCTCAGGCTTCGACGCCATGCCGGTCGAGGAGCCGCCGGTGGTGCCAGCCATCCCGGTGATCCCCAAGCCGCCCCGGCTCACGGTGCGCCAGAAGCTGATCTCGGCCGCCCCGGACGAGCGCGCGGCCGTCCTCGCCTCCGTCGGCCTCGCCGAGGCTGGCGCGTCGCTCTACCCGGTCGTCGAGACCGGCGGCCAGACGGCGGCCGAGTACGTCGAGGCGAAGCTCGAAACGATTTGTGAGGACACGACCAAGCTGTTCCACTTCGAGGAGCCGCAGCAGCTGGCGCTGACGCAGGAGGAGATCGAGCACGGCACCCTCCCGAAGGAGTTCGTTGACCAGTTCCCGCAGGAGTGGCTCTACACGTCGAGCCTCATCGGCCAGACCGCCGCGTGGGTCGAGAGCGCTTGCCCCATGTCGCACCGCGTCTTCGCGCTCATGGCGGCGTTCACCGCCTTCGGCGCGCTCGTCGGCCGCCAGTACCGGACAGCGTCGGGCCTCCGGCCCAACCTAGCGTGCGTGATCATCGCGGGCACCGGCTCCGGCAAGGAGGGGCCGCGCAACGCCGTCACCAAGCTCCTGCTGGCCGCTGGCGGCGAGCGCTACATCGGCCCGCGCGGCGGCTTCAGCTCGGGCTCCGGCGTGGTCGAGGGCATCCGTGGGCAGCCCAATATGTGGCTCGCGGTCGACGAGTTCGGCAAGAAGATCGCTGCCTACGGCGCGGGCAAGATCGACCAGAACCAGCGCGAGATGATTGCGCTCTTCCTCGAAGCGCTCGTCAACGACTACGTCGGCGGCAAGGGCTACGCCAACAGCGCCGAGAACCCGGTCAAGAACGTCATCATGCCTAACCTCAACATCTTCGGCAGCTCGCAGGTGGAGGAGATCACCAACGCCCTGTCGAGCGCGGCGGCGGCCGACGGCCTCATACAGCGCTTCCTCTTCGTTCCGACGTTCGCCGAATACGTTCCTATCAAGCCGAACTTCGAGAAGCCGCCGGTGCCGCAGGTTCTGGTCGACAGCTTCCGCTGGATGATGGATCACCTCGGCACCATGGGCGGCGAGTTCGCCATGAACGAGGACCCGACGACGGAGCCGAGCCAGCGCACGGTCGCGCTCACGCAGCAGGCGCAGGAGCTGTTCATGCAGCTCGACCGTCGGCGCGTCGAGATGGCGCGCGCGGGCCGCGTGATGTGGGTGCGCTCGGCGGCGATGTCGGTGAAGATCGCCATGCTGGAGGCCGTCGCGCGCGATCCCCTGAACCCGGTGATCGACGCCGACCTGCTCGACAGCTCGCGCAAGCTGGTCGACTGGTTCACGCTCTACGCCGAGACCTTCCTCGCGTCGCGCATCGCCGACACCGACACCGAGCGCGGCATCAACCGCGTGCGGGCCATTATTTCGGACGGCAAAGAAAACGGCGTGACGCTGACAGAAATCACGAAGCGGACGCAGTCCATGCGCCGCCGTGACCGGGACGATCACATCAAGACGCTGATCGAGAGCGGTCAGGTCGTCAACTGGCAGGACACGTCCCAGCCCGGCCGCCCCTCGCAGCGCTTCCGTCTCACGAGCTATGGCGCGCCGGTTGCTGCCTAGTCGTCTCGGTCTTCGATTTTTTGGTTGACAGTGGTTGCTGGTTGCGCTAGGGTTGCCAGCAGAGTGAGAGACAGAGGAGAGAGTGAAATGACTGCCACTGCCATTGCATTCAAGAACCGCACCGCCGAAGACATCGCCGACGACCTTCTCACGGCAAAGAAGATGGAGGAGCAGGCCAAGGCCCTCCGCATCGAGATCGAGGAGGAGCTGATCGCCGCACTCGGCGACCCGGGCGAAGCCTCCAAGACGCACCGCCTCAACGGCTACAAGGTCGAGTTCAAGGGCAACGTCAACCGCAAGGTCGACTGGGAAGCCTTCGACGCCGTCGTCAAGACGCTGGAGCACGACGAGCCCTTCTTCGTCGCCCCCATCAAGATCAAGCGCGAGCTGGACGAGACGCAGTTCAAGCGTCTCTACCGCGAGCAGCCGGGCGTCTACGCCCGCCTCGCGAAGGGCGTCACCGCGACGCCCGGCAAGACCACGGTCAGCGTCTCCCGCACGGAGTAACCCTCCATGACAAAGAGACTGTCATCGCAGCACCTGCGCGCGATCTCTGACATCTACAAGATGCGCCGCGTCGAGCTGCTCACGAATTTCTTCGATCTCACCGAGGCGCTGTCGCTCGATGAGATCGTCACCCCCAAGATGGTTCAGAGCTTCAGAGAGGAGAGAGGTGAGAATGGCGTTTAATCTAAGCAGCATCCGACTGTCGAGCGAGGGCAATCTGCCCGAGCGCATCGTGCTCTACGGCACGAGCGGCATCGGCAAGACGACGTTCGGGGCGAACGCTCCGAGCCCGATCTTCATCCCGACGGAGGATGGCGCGGCCGCCGTGAGCGTTCCGACGTTCCCCATCATCAGGGCGTGGAAGAACCCCGACGGCACCGGCCTCGTCGATGCCTTCAACTTCCTCGCCACCGGCGAGCACGACTTCAAGACGGTTGTACTCGACAGCGCCGACTGGACGGAGAACATCCTGAAGGAGCAGGTCGCGCGCGACTACGGCCTCGAAAGCTACGACACCAACGCGAAGCAGCTCGCCTACGGGCGCGGCGGCCGCGCTCTGGAGGAGTACTGGCGCAAAATCTGCGACAGCTTCACCTACCTCCGCGACCAGCGGCGCATGGGGACGATCATCCTCGCGCACTCGCAGGTCAAGAGGTTCGATGACCCGACGACCGACGCCTACGACCGCTACATCCTCGACCTCGGCAAGGAGAGCGCTGCCGTGCTCACCGAGTGGGCCGACATCGTGCTGTTCGCCAACACCCGCACCAACGTGATCGAGGAGAAGGTCGGCATCAACGGCACGAAGAAGCGCGGCGTCGGCACGTCCGAGCGCATCATGCACACCACGGAGACCCCGGCCTTCAAGGCGAAGTGCCGCTGGCCGGTGCCTCCTCAGCTTCCTCTCTCCTACCCCGTGCTCGCGGCGGAGCTGGAGAAGGCCAAGGCGGCCATCGCGGCCGCTCGTAACCCGCAGACCGCAGCAGCAGCCTGATCTCAAGGAGACATAGAATGTATCAGGACGACAATATTTTCAACGTGGACACCACCAACGTCGAGAAGATGGGTGGGTATGAGGTCTACCCGGCCGGGCTGTATAACGCCATGCTGATCTCGGCCTCGAAGAAGGCGACGGCAAAGAATGACGGCATGTACATCGAGTGCGTCTACCAGTTCATCGACGGCGACTACAATGGGAAGAAGTTCACGTCCCGCATGAACCTCTGGAACCAGAACTCGCAGGCGGTCGACATCGCCAAGCGCGAGCTGAAGTCGCTCCGCGCGGCCGTCGGCCTGCCCGACACCGAGAGCAACCTGCAGCAGTTCATCAACAAGCCGCTGGTGCTCAACATCTCGGCGAAGGCCCGCAAGGACGACCCGACGAAGGCGGAGAACAACCTCGTGAGCATCGAGCCCTACAGTGGCGCTCCGTCGCGGGTTGCCAATCCGGCACCCCCGGCGCACTTCGCCCCGCAGCCGCAGCCGCAGCCGCAGCAGATGGCGATGCCTCACATGACGCCGCCCCAGATGCAGCAGCCGACTGCACAGACCCCTCCCCCGGCCTTCCAGCCGCAGCCGGGCGGAGCCATGCCGTGGATGGTGGGCGCACGCTAGCTGCCCACGATCCCGCAGCGCCCGGCCTTGTACTTGGCGGTCTCGGCCGGGCGCACTTTTTTTCAGGAGGGGAACATGACAGACGACAACATCTTCAAGGAACCGACTGACTGCCCAACGATCACGGCCGCCATGAAAGCGCTGGAGGATCGCGAGGGCAAGCGCGGATTTTCGCGCCGCGTCGGCGGCAGCTCCGTCGGCAAGGAGTGTACCCGGGCTGGCTGGTATTCGTTCCGCTGGGCGAGCCCCGTCGTGATGAGCGCGAAGGGCCTCCTGACCGTCAACGACGGCTTCCGTGGCGAGGACTATATTGCCACCCTGCTGCGCGGCGTCCCCGGCGTGCAGCTGTGGACGGAAGACCCGGAGCGCCCGGGCAAGCAGATCAGCTTCGAGCTGGTCGATGGGCACTTCATCGGCAAGCTCGATGGTGTGATCCTCGGCCTGCTGCAGGCCCCCAAGACGCCGCACGTCTGGGAGGCGAAGGTCGTGAACGAGAAAAAGTTCGCGAAGCTCAAGAAGGACATCGAGAAGTTCGGCGAGAAGAACGCGCTGGAGCAGTGGGACGCGACCTACTTCGCGCAGGCCCAGATGTACATGCACGGCATGAACCTCACGCGGCACTACCTCACCGTCGCCTCGCCCGGCGTGCGCGAGCTGGTCGGGCTCCGCACCGAGTACCAGAAGGAGCGGGCCGAGATGTACCTCGGTCGCGCGCAGAGCATCGCCTTCTCGTCCGGCATTCCGTCGAAGATCAGCAACGACCCCGCCTTCTTCGGGTGCAAGTTCTGCGACCACGCCGACGTCTGCCACGCGGGCGTCGTGCCACTCAGAAACTGCCGCACCTGCCGCTGGTCGAAGCCGTACTCTGGCGGCGTGTGGGGGTGTGACCTGCACGAGAAGGAGATCAGCTACGAGGAGCAGGTCGCTGGCTGCGACAAGTACGAGCTGCGCGAGGAGTTCGAGAAGTGAGAGCGATTGATCTGACTGGGCAGCGTTTTGGAAGGCTGACGGCCGTTAAAGCGGCCGATAACGTGGGCCAGAAAAGAGCTTATGAATGCGTCTGCGAGTGTGGAAAAAGCATCGTGTCAACGGTCAGCAATTTGCGCTCAGGCAAATCGAAGTCTTGCGGGTGCCTGATGCGGGAGGTTGTGTCCGCCGCTGCTAAAAAGCGCAATTTCATCCACGGGCACAATATGGCAGGCGGACAGACGCCAACGCATTTATCGTGGATTGCGATGCATCAGAGGTGCCGAAACGAAAAGCACACCAGCTATCCCGACTACGGAGGAAGAGGCATCACCGTTTGCGAGCGATGGAATGAATTTGAGAACTTTCTTGCAGACATGGGCGAGAGGCCTTCGGATCGTTCAATAGACCGTATTGGCGTCAATGGAAACTATGAGCCGGAGAATTGCCGATGGGCAACTCGCTCAGAACAGCAGCGGAACAAGCGGAGGAAGCCGTGAAGTTGCAGCTTCGGGCATATCAGCAGCAGGCCATCAACGACACGATGGACTGGTTCACGAAGAACACCGGCAACCCGCTCATCGTGCTGCCGACAGGCACGGGCAAGGCGCTGCTGTGCGCCGAGCTGGCGCGCATCGTCTGCACCTACCCGAACACGCGCGTGCTCGTCGTGACGCATGTCCGCGAGCTGGTGGCGCAGAACCACGCCGAGATGATTGCGCTCTGGCCTGAGTGTCCGGCTGGCATCTACTCGGCGTCGCTGAAGCGCAAGGATGTCGGCCGACGCGTGACGTTCTGCTCGATCCAGACTGTGTGGCGCAACTGGGATAAAATTCCGCGCCCCGACATCATCATCATCGACGAGGCACACCTGATCCCACGCGACGCCGAGACCATGTACGGCAAGTTCCTCGCGAACATGAAGATCGCGAACCCCTACGTGCGCGTGATCGGCCTCACCGCCACGCCCTATCGCATGGACAGCGGCCGCCTCGACGACGGCGAGGACCGCATCTTTCACGGCATCAGCTACGAGTACGGGATCGCGCAGGCCATCGCCGACGGCTTCCTCGCGCCGCTGGTGTCGAAGGACCCGAAGCTACACCTCAAGACCGACGGCGTCGGCACCCGGGGCGGTGAGTTCATACCGGGCGAGCTGCAGCGCGCCGTCGACACCGACGGCACCAACACGGCCGCCGTTGAGGAGACGATCCTTCACGGCCGAGATCGCAGGGGGTGGCTATTCTTTTGCTCGGGCGTTCAGCACGCCAACCACATCGCGGAGCTGCTCCAGCAGCGCGGCATCCCGGCGGCGGCGCTCTCGTCGGAGACGCCGACGGAGCAGCGCGACCAGATCATCAAGGCCTTCAAGGCCGGGCAGCTGCGCGCGCTCTGCTCGATGAACATCCTGACCACCGGCTTCAACGCGCCGCACGTCGACCTCATCGCGATGCTGCGGCCGACGAAGAGCGCGAGCCTGTACATCCAGATGGCTGGCCGTGGAACGCGCATCGCGCCCGGCAAGACGAACTGCCTCGTGCTCGACTTCGCCGGGAACGTGAGCCGCTTCGGACCCATCGACGCGGTCGACGTCAAGAAGCCCGGCGAGGGCGGCGGCGAGGCCCCGTGCAAGGTCTGCCCGCAGTGTCAGTCGATCCTGCACGCCAGCGTCCGCAAGTGCGGCGACTGCGGCTTCGAGTTCCCGAAGCCTGCGCCGAAGATCACGCACACGGCGTCGTCGGACCCCCTGCTCTCGGTAGACGTCAAGGGCGCGGAGTGGATCGACGTCGACAGCGTCAGCTACGGCGTGAACATGCCGCGCGCTCAGGGGAAGCTGCCAACCATGAAGGTGACCTACTATGGCAAGACGCTCGGCGAGGACTTCAAGGAGTGGGTCTGCTTCGACCATCCAGAAGGAAACTTTGCGCGCCGCCGCGCTGGCACTTGGTGGATCGCCCGGGGAGGAGCCCTCCCTGTTCCGGCGTCCGTCGCCGAGGCCGTCTCCCGCAAGGGAGAGCTTCGCTTCCCATCCGCTGTTCTCGTCAAGAAAAACGGACAGTACTGGGAGGTCCTCGCGCACCGCAACGGTCCATCACGGGCTCTGCCCAACGTGCCACCGGGAGGCTCGCAGCTGGGGCTACTCTCCCTCGCTTCGTAAGCTGCCCGGGCCGGACGTTTTTTTCTGCTCACCAAAGTGCTGGAGGGATTTCGTGATCGACAAGACGAGGAACGAAGCGCAGGCCATCGAGTACGCGGCGCTGGTGGCGGGGCAGTTCATCAATGAGCAGGTCTCGAACGGCAACGGGACGGACCTCAGCCGCTGGACGCCGGAGGCGTACCACTGCCTGATCGAGTGCGCCATCACTGCCTTCGTGGAGCGCATGCAGGAGCTGAAGGGGGTGCCAGATGCCGCTTGAGCCGCTGTGGGGCGTAGACGACGTCGTGGAGATGTTCCCGCCGGAAGCCCGCCCGTCCCGGCGGCGGGTGATCGAGACAGCGAAGGCGGCCGGGTGTTGTGTCAAAATGGGGCGGGGGGTAGGTTTCACCCTAGATCAGGTTCGGACGCTTCTGGAGGTCTGCTCGTGCTCAAGCTCAAGAAACTCACCGGCGGCCGTTCCCCGTACTGGTACGTCCGGGGCAAGGTCAAAGGGCACCTCGTATTCGAAAGCACTGGAACTTCTGACAAAGCCTCAGCGGAGGCCTACAGGCGGCGGCGAGAGGCAGAGGTCTATGAGTACCTAGCCCTCGGCAAACGCCCGCCCACGACCTTCTCTGATGCGGCGCTGGCCTACCTGAACGGCGGCGGCGACCCGCGCTTCCTGAATCCTCTGCTGGAGCACTTCAAGGACACGCCGGTCGCCGACATCCGGCAGGCAGAGGTTGACGCTGCGGCGGCAGCCCTATACCCCGGCGCGGCGGCGTCGACCGTGAACCGGCAGTGCATCAGCAAGGTGATCACCGTGATAAAGTCCGCAGTCGATGCGGAGATGCCGGGCGCTATTCTCCGCAAGATCAGGCGGCGCAGGGAGACCAAGCCGGTGGTGGTCCCGGCAACCGACGGACACATCGAGGCGCTGTCCCCCCACCTGTCGCCCGGGCTGCGGGCGCTGATCACCATGATGACCTTCACCGGCCTACGGACCGGGGAGGCGCTGCGTGTAGTGCAAAACGATATACGTGACGGCTTCATCCACGTCGTCAAGACCAAGAACGGGGAGGCCCGCATGGTGCCCATCCCAGAGGGCTGGGAGTGGCCTGCGGGCGGCTGGGGGTACAAGACCACCCAAGGCGTCGGGAAGGCCCTCCAGCGCGCCCACAAGGCCGCTGGGCTGCCATACCGCGACGGCCACGAGCTGGGACGCCACGCCTTCGCCGCCCGCTGGCTGGCCGCCGGGAAGGGCATGAAGGGACTGCAGCTCGCCGGTGGCTGGAAGAAGTTCTCGATCCCGGCCGACATCTACGGCCACCTTGAGATCACCGACGTGCATGCGCAGATGCGTGAACTGTCGCGGGGGTGTGAAAAGCGCGTGAACACACCAGCAAAAAGACCCGCAAAACCGCGCAAGATACTGATCTATAAGCAAAAAAAGGGCCGCAGGAGTTAACCTCGCGGCCCAAGTCTAGGGAGGGTCCATATACTAAGTGCTTGTAATTTCGCAGCAAACACAAGCGGATCGTTGCTGTTTTTTGCTGCTTAACGCCGAGATTTCACAGAAAGGGTGTGAAAAAAATGGTGAAGAAGTTGACAGTCCGATGGTTCTGGAGCGGCCGGGAGTGGTTCGTCCGCATACCATGCCGCCACCTGTCCCAATATGACGAGGACGGCGTCCCGCTCAATTACGAGGGGACGCCGATCAAGCCGGGAACTGTGCTGGTGGCCTACGACGATCTCTGCGATGCATTCCCGGGCCTCAAGGATATCGCTACGCCGCTGTAGCGAGTGCGCTCTGCACCATGCCACCGTCACGAAGGAGGGGGAGTTTCCCGTGGATCATCTGCGACAGAACGTCCTGAGGGTCCATCCCGAGCTGCTTCGCGGTCATCAGGACGCGGTCCTCGAAGACCTTGATGAAGGGGTCAGCGCCGACGGAGGCGAGGCCGGTGCTGTCCGCACCGCCAGCCCACGCCGCCGCCTGCCCTTGGGCGGTGGTGAGACCCTGCTCCCGGGCGAGGTTCGCATACATCTGCTCAAGGGCGGCATACTCGTTGTCGTTCGGCTGGGCGTCCCACATCGCAGGCCGGTTGAGGGCGTCCTCCATGGTGATGTCGCCGTTCTCGAACATCTTGCGCGGGTTAAGGGTGAGCTTCTCCTTGGTCGTCGGGTCCTTCACGACCAGCTGCCGGGCGAGCCACCGGGGGTCTTCGCTGATGATCGCGGGGAGCCGCGTCGCGTGAGTGTCGATGGTGCCGGGCATCTGGTTACCGACAAGGTTCTCGACGAAGCTGGAGGGCTTCGGGTTGTTCAGCGCGTCCCAGCCGCCATTGAACACGCGCTGCGCGTTCATCTGATGAAGGCGCTGCGCGATGTGACCGTAGGGCTGCGGGTTCTTGGAGCCGATCTCTGGAACTGCGCCGTCCTGCGCGAGGCTGTAGTAGTATGACGCGTTGCGGGCGTTTTCAGGAACTTTCGAACGGGGGCTCGTCGCGGCCACATAGTCCATGTACTGGCGGAAGCGGCGCTCACCCTCCTCCGGCCCAAGCTCCGCAACGAAGCGCTGCCGCAGCGGCTCATTGTTGTACCAGCGCTTGCCGCCCATCTGCACGCCACGCTCAATTGTCTCGGAGACGCCACGTTGAACCTTCGGATTAGAAATCAGGTCCCGAGTACGCTCGCTGACACCTCTAGCCGGGTTGTAGCGCGGGAGCATCTTCTGCTCGACGTCAGGAACGGCGTCGAGACCAGAGAGGTCGAAGATGCGCGGCATGTCGGAGATGTCGACGGCCTTGGGGGCCTTCTTCGCCACCTTCTCCACGCCATCCTCGACTATGTAGCCGAGAAGCTTCTTGATCGCCTCGCCGCCAGTGCCGAACGGGACACGCCCGCCGTCAGCGAATGGCAGACGTGGAGTGCCCCCGGAGGCCGGGGCCGCCGCGCGCGCGGTGCCGATGGCGGCGGTGTTCGCCGCGCTGGCGGAGTTGGCGACAGCTCGCGAGAAGTTCATGTATCCGCTCTCCTTCGCGATCTTGCTGGAGATGCGGGCAATGGTGGCGGGATCGTTGGACGTCGCAAGCTCGGCCAGAGCGCGGGCGTAGCGCTCCATGACCTTGCGCTGCGAGGCCCTGAAGCCGCCGCCGATTGCCATGCCCATGAGCGCTCCGGTGATGCTTCCGGTCTGGGTGTAACCGGCGATGCCACCGCCAGCGCTTGTGGCGGTCATCTTGAGGCCTTCACTCGCAAGGAGCTGCTGCACCGTGGTTGAGTTCGCGCCGAGGTGCTTTCCCAGCAGACCCTGAACCATACGTGAGTGCGCGATTGCCTCAACCTGATCGGAGAGCTGAGGGCCGAGCGCGTCGCGCATCTTCATGCGCGAGTTTGCATCCCTGAAAAGGTCGCTCACGTCCTGCGACTTCCGCAGCGTTGACACGTCATGCATCAGCTCGGCCGCGTACCCTCGCGCGAACAGCTCGCGCTCCGGCCGGGACATCGACCTGATGGCGGCGCGCGCCTCGGCGGTGTCGAAGGCATTCATGTTCTTGTAGTACTTCGAGCCAGCCTCGTGAGCGTCCTCCGCGTCGAAGAACTCCTTCGCCGTCCCGCGCGCCCTTGCATAAAGAGAATTTCCAGAGCCATCGCTGAGCTGCTGATCGAGGTTTTTCAGTAGCTGCTTTTTCGTCTGGATAATGTCGCGCGCTTCCTCCTTGTACCCCTGCCGCTGAAGGACATTGATCTCGTCGTCGAGAGACTTCTTGATGCTGTCCCAGAAGCGGAAGTTGAGGCCAAAATTTTTGATGTTGGTCGCGACCTGACCGTTCGGGTAACGGAAGCGGCCAGAGAACCGCATGAGGCCATCCTGACCCCTCTCGAAGATCGGCTCAAGGACCTGCTGGCCGCTGTTCAGCGCCAGCCTGCGAGACTTAGCCATGGCAGCCGCGAGCGCGCGCTCACCCTCTGGCGTCGAAAGGACGCGCTGGAGCGTTCCGTTCCAAAGGTGCGACGCATTGGGGTGGTTCTCCACCATGCCGTATGCGGCTTCGTTGGCCTTCTGGGACAGCTCCTCCAGCCTCGTCCTGATCCTCGCCGGGTTGGTCTCGCCCATGGCTGCCGATAGCGTGTCCAGCCCGCGCGCAGCATACCCCGTCGCGCGTGCGTCGGTGCGGCCGCGCAGGAGCGTGCTCGCGTCATCTGAGACATTGTCGGCCGCCTTCAGGCGGCGGCGCAGGGCGTCACCGCCGAGGTCAGCCACCATCGGGTTGTCACCCATGGCGATGGCGTCGTCCACCCCTTCCTGCGTCAGGAAGCGCTGCTCGGGGATCGGGTCGCCAGTCGCGGCCGCGTCTCGGGCCAGCCGCTGGTGTGTGCGCCAGTCCTTCGCGCCAAGACTGACGATGTCCTTCTCTGCGGCCGCCATCGGGTTGGTGATTTTCTGTACGCCGGTGACGCCCTTGTTGACGAGCGCCTTCCCGCCCTTCCAGACACCCTCGACAACGCTCGGCGCAATTCCGAGCCCGCCGCCGACGACGGCACCGTATGCGGCGTCGTTGACGCGGTCTCCAAGGTCTCCGTCATTGGCGAGGAAATTATACCCAGCCATCTGGGAGGCACCGCCAGCCATGTTCATGAGGAGACGCCCGCTGGAGGTCGCCGGTGCCGACGCGCCGAGAGTGGCGGCGGCCTGAATGGCAGCGCCGCCGAGCTGGCCCCCGAGGTAGCTCCCGGGATTTGCCTCTTCGAGTTCGTTTCGGAATGCGCGGTGGTGCGCCAGCGCCTGCTCGTAGTCTCCGCCGCGCAGCCAGTCGAGGCCAGCGCCAAGCTCGTCAGCGCCGCCGAATGCCAGTGTGTCGGTCGCGCCACCGAAGGCGGAGAGCGCCTTAGAGGGAGCGCCGGTAGGCTGCTGACCGCCGGATCGGATTGCGGCCTGCTCCGGCGTCTCTCCCTGCTGTGGTGCCTCGATCTTCTTGACGAGGAATTTGTAGTAGGGGGAGTTGATCTTCGCCTTGCGGTACTCTTCGACGATCTGGTCGTGCGACATGCCCGCAGTCTTCTCGGCGAAGGACTTCTCCAGCGCGGCGGGGCGTAGGTCAGGACGGGCCGATCCGCCGCTCTGACCAGATGCGGACGGGCGAAGGTCGGGGCGTTGTACCATCAGTTCTGTGTCCCGTAAGTGGAGCGGAGTTCTTCGAATACAGCCTGCGGATCAGAGCCGCCCGCGATCTGCTCGCGAGCCCACTCCCTGTCCTCGTCGGACAGCAGGGCGGGGTCGAAGCCAAGCTCAGCCTGACCCGGAGCTGGAGCGTTACTGGCTCCATCAGGCCCCTGAACGTAGTCTTGCCAGTTGCCAATGTTTTCCGTGTTGACGACGAAGTCGCCATTCTCGTTCCGGCTGATGATCGGGTTGGCGTTGATGTACTCATCCCATGCCTCATCAGCGCCGAAGTCATTTCCGTTTGCCTGCACCCAGCGACGGTAGAACTTCTGCTGCTCGATCTTTCGGTTGGCGGCGGCCTCGTAGGCAGCCATCGCCTCGTTCGCCGCCTTATCGGACGTTCCGAGGCCGAGCGACGCATTGTCAAGCATCGCGCCTTCCTTGTCAGACAGAGCGCCCTTCAGCTTCGATGACAGGTCGAGCTTGATGTTCGTTGCAAACGTCCTGACGTTGCTCATCGCAGCGCCCTCGTCCGTATTGAAGAACTGGCCGACGGCCGTCGCTGCGTCGGGGAACATGATAGTTTCGTTTTGTGCCTTCTCTCGCGCCATACGAAGGGCGGCAATGCTAGACTTCAGCTCCTGAGCGACACCGCCCTGCTCGTCGTACTCCTTGATGCGGCCCTGAATGCGCTTCTGCTCGTATGGGCTGATTTCCGACTTATTCGATCCGCGCGTCTGAGCGACCTGAATGGCGCGCCGGTTGTTGGCGTCATTCTTCAGGATGTCGATGACGTTGTTGATCATCGCCTGACCCTGCGGGCCTGCATACTTCTGCGGGTTCTTCAGGTAGTCGGCGTAGATCAGGTTCGCCTGACCAGTATACGTCTGGTCGGGTGCGACAGGCCCCTGCTCCCCGGCGGCGAGCGGGCGCGAGGTTCCGAGGTGCTGACCCTCAAGCTTCAGGTCGGCCATCGTGTTGCGGTCCTGCAGGCCGTTCTGGATGAAGCCCGTCTGCTTGTCGTAGACGCTCATCGTATCCTCGGCCTTCTGCCGGGTGAGCTTCGCCTCAAGCGCCGTCAGCTGCGCGAGCTTCTCCTCGCGCGTCAGGTTTGCCTTCTGATTATAATCCTGCGCGGCGACGGCGGCTGCGAGGCCGTTTGCCATGCTCTCGCCGAAGCGCCCGTTCTGCGTCGGTGCCATGAGGCCGAGGCCGAACGAGGTCAGCTTCGAGCGCTCGAACTTCGAGGGGTCGCTGTAGATGCCGCGCATCTTGTCGATGGACTGCTGGTCCTGACCGGCCGCCGCGTCCAGCGCCGATTTGTAGTTGTTGATGAGCCCCGGCCCCTGCTGCGCGCGCTGCTGGAGTATCTGGAGAAGCTGGTCAGAGATTTCCATGTTACTTCAGAAGCCCGTAGGTGGTGAAGCCCGCGCCGAGGGCGCTGCTGATCGGCGCGGAGGAGTAGCCCGAACCTGACGGCGGGGCGCTCGTTGAGAACGACTTGCTTTCCGGCATCTGGTAGCCCTTCACGAGGTTGTTGAGCCAGCCGAGCTGGTTTGCCTGATAGTCGCGCTGGTTCTGGAAGTCCTGATAGGCCATGTCGAGGTTCGACTGGTTCATGTTCTGGACGGAGTTGCCGACGTTGCCGAGGGCGTCGATGTCCTTGTAGCGCGCGTCCTGCGCGATGGTGCCGAGCGCGCCCGCGACCCTGTTGCTGTCGAGCTGCATCTGGCTGTCGGCGTTCGAGAGATTGCCGACGGTCTGGCCGAGCTGGCCCCAGCGGCTGGCGTCGTTCTGCGCGGCCGTCATCGCCTGACCGTAGCCCTGCTGCAGGACCTCGGCCTGCTTCGCGAGGACGTCCTCGCTGGTGTCGCGGAGCTTCTTGCCGACCTCCGCCATCATCGGCGTGGAGCCATACTGGCCCGCGCGGATGAAGTCGGAGTTGACGGCGGGCATCAGGTTCTCCTGAAGGTTCCGCGCGCCGAGAACCGCGATCTGCTTCGTGACCGCGTCGTTGTAGGGGTTCATGTAGTCGCCGACGGTTGAGTAGGCGGCCTGCCCCGACTTGTCGATGAAGGGCTGCGCGTCGCCCATGGCGTCGGCGGCCTGCCCCACCTTCGAGGCATTCTGCATGTTCTTGTAGATCGAGTTGCTCTCAGCCCCCATGCCGTTACGCGTGAGATTGAAGCTGTTGCTCTGGTCCTGCGTAAAGCCCGCGATGCGGGGCGCGCCGTAGGGCTGATAGGGCTGCGAGGCAATGGCGTTGCCCTTCGCGGCGATGCCCTGCTGGAAGTCGCTGTACCACTGCGGCACGTTCGCCGTGACGTTTCCGTAGGTGGTCGTGCTCTTCGGAGCTTGGCCGTTGAAGAGGAAGTCTGCTACGCCCATTGTTAGGCTCCCATGTACTGCTCGGGCGGCATGGCGTCGGGGCTGATCGCCCCGGCCGCGAGGGCCGACCCCTTGTGCCTGCGGATGTTCGCGCGCATGCGGTCGAGCGCGGCGGCTCCGGCCTCGGGTGATCCATTGCCGAGGAGCGCGGTGGTCTCGGCGTCGATCACGTACTCGTTCGGAGAGAGGAGCGCCTTGATCTTGTCGCTGCGGCCGTGGTCTCCGGTGTAGTTCTGGACGTACCCCTGTTGCGAGAACTCACCAACACTACCGCCGTCGGCGAAGCTGTTGTTGCTGAAGTAGCTGCGCTCGCCCTGCGTCGTGTAGTCGGGGACGTCGCCCTGAGCGTACTGCACCGGCGTCCGCTGGTTGATGTAGACCGGAAGCGGCTTGTTGAACTGGACCTGCGCCTGCTTCAGCGCCTTCTTGTTCGCCTTGGTGTCGCTGCTCTGGCCCTTGTCGAGGGCGCTCGCGCCGAGGTTCAGGGCGCTCATGAGGAGCGCGGGACCGATGGCCTTGCTCCCCATGGCCTCCCCGCCCAGCTTGTTTACGCCGCCAGCAATGCCCGCCGCGTCCTCGCCGAGGACGCTGTTGGCCGCGTCGCCCATCAGGGTGTCGCCGCCGCCCAGCGCCGCGCCCAGTGCGGAGCCGCCCCAGCCGTTCTTGAGGAAGTCTCCGCCGTAGGCACCGGCGATGCCGCCGAGGCCGCCGTAGAGCGCGCCCTTGCCGCCGTTGAGCAGATACCCAGCGCCAGCGCCCAGAAGGCCAGCGCCGAGGGCCTGCGTGCCGGTGGAGCCCAGAACGTCCGCGACGCCCGGGAGGACGCTGCCGATGGTCTCGCCCACGACCGGGGCGAACGCGCCGACGGCCGCCGCGCCCACGGGCGCGACGTATGGCTTGACCGAGTGCCAGAGGTCCTTGAGGTTCCAGAACTCGGGGAGACCCGTCTCGGGATTGATGTGGGGCTCGCCCCACTTCTGGCGCAGCTCCTCGAACTCGCGACGGTTGAGATGCACGACCATCTCGTCACCGAAGCGGCCAGCGCCAGCGACGGCGTCGGCCGCCTGAGCGAGGCCACCCTCTGCGAACTTCGCGGGGCCGCCAGTGCAGAGCTTTACGGGGATGTGACGCTCGTCGTCAGTTAGCATGGGGCACACCAGTTGTCGTTTTGGCAATTATGCCAGAGGGGGGATGGGATAGCGATGAGGCGGGGCGTTGACTGCCCTACCCGGTCTCACGGCCGCTTCCGGGTCCGAGGTGGGCAATCGGCAGCCCCAGCTCGTAGTACCCACCGGCGACGTTGCTTTCCCAGCGGAAGCGCATCTGCCTGCGCTCGACCTTGGGGCGGAGGATTTGCTGTGTCTCGTCGACAGGGCCGGGCGAGAATGTGATGGCGGGCGCGTCGACGTCCGCCGAGCGGGCGTTGGCGTTTCCGGTAACAGTCAGCGACATCGTGCCAATCTGCTTCGTGTCGGCCTCGACGGCGACGCAGGATATGGTCCTGTTCTGCGGCTGCTGCCCGGTCGTCATGGTGACGTCCGAACTCTCGATGAACGAACGGATGGCGACCGTTGTGGAGCCGCGCACCTCGTCGTTGCCGCTCTCGTGCTCCCAGATGCGGTAGGAGCCCGACACGGCCTCGACGCCGCCCATCAGGGGGCTGCCGTAGGAGCCGGGCTGCAGCGCGCCGGAGCGGCCGCCATTGGGCAGCGCGGTGTCGTACCACTCGCCCGTGCGGTAGTTGTAGATCGCCGCGTGCGAGCACTCGGTCGCCGTCCCGTAGGGGAAACAGAACCAGATTTCACCGAAGCGCGAGTTTGTGTACGAGAAGCACTTCTGGCGCGCGCTCATGTTGATGTTGTCGTAGAACCAGTCCGAGCAGTAGCTGTTCGGCAGCTCCGTGACATTGCCGTCGTACTGGTAGAAGCAGTCAGTGCCCGGCCAGTAGGCTGTGTCGTTGCGACCCATCGCCATGCAGCGCGAGGAGATGACCGTGATGCCGCGCGCGACGTGATCGAAGGACCACGTCGCCGTGCCGCCGATGAAGCCGGTGCGGATCACCGCGTCGAGCGACCAGTACAGACCGGCGGGTCCATTGCCGCCGCGAATGGGGAAGCCGCGCACGAGCTTCTGCGACGTGATGTAGGCCTCTCCGCCACCGCTGAGCGTGGTCTGGTCGTTGAACGAGTTGGGCGCGGACCAGCCGAAGTAGCCGTCGGAGCCGAAGATGGTGAGGTAGGGGTGGACGACGCAGATGCCGCCAGACACCTGCTGCAGGCCGGAGAGCGCCGTGAGCTGCGCGGTGTCGGTCGCTCCGCCCATGTAGACGGAGGTCTTCACCGAGCTGGAGATGTCGTTGAGGTTCCGGCCCGGGTGCGCGACGATGGCGGCCGAGTTGGCGGTGATGGGGTCGTAGGCTGTGCCGAACTGCCACAGCTCGTCGCCCTGCATGGTGTAGGCTGAGGGCGTCCTGATCTGCGGCGTCGACGACACGATGCCGCTCGCGTCGAACGTCAGCTGCCGCAGGTTCGTGTTCGAGCCGATGTGGAGGTAGTGCGTTCCGCCCTTGAAGAGGCTCTCGAAGCTGCGCGGGATGCCGTCGGATGCCGCCGTCAGCTCCCGGTATCCCTTCATCTTGCGCGGGCGGCCGTTAACGAAGCGCGTCCACTGGCCGTCGATGTGGCGGCCCATGGCCGTCAGCCGCGTGCCGTCGCGCTGGATGCCGGGCTTGAACGTGAGGGGCTGCGGTGTGTAGGCCATTACGATGACGCCATGTAGGTGAAGACGATCAGACCCGGCGATCCAGCGCCGCCTGCCTTGCTGCCCGTGGCACTGCCACCGCCACCGCCAGCGCCGTAGTTGCCGCCCGCGCCGCCAACCGTCGACGCGGGTCCGCCAGAACCACCGCCGCCGGGACCGGCCGTTCCTCCGGCTGTCGCCGTCCAATACGTGCCTGCGGAGCCAGCGCTGCCGCTGGTGCCTCCCGCGCCGCCGCCAGCTGCGCCAGCGTTGCCAGCGCCACCAGCGCCACCAGAACCACCTGCCGCGCCACTCGATCCGGCTCCGTTCGGTCCAGCCGCGCCGCCGCCACCCGGAGCAACAGCCGCACCACTTCCGCCATCTCCGCCGCCAGCGAACACCGTGAAGGCACCGCCACTTGACGTTGGAACGCAACTCGTCGTGCCGTTAGCGTCTCCTTCGGCTGCAATTCCGTCAGCCGTCGACGCTGGCTTTACGCTCGATGTCTTATTGACCCACGTGAATGCATTGGACGGGATGCCAACCTTGCAGAACAGTGAGCCGCCCGCAGACAGGCCTGAAAGGTCCGTCGTCTTGACGTAACATCCGCCCTTTCCGCCGCGCCCTGCAGTGATGCCGTTACCGCTTGCACCATCACCGCCAGACCCGAGGCACTCTATCGAGACCAGCGAATAGAAGTCGGCCGGGATCGTATAGGTCGATGTTCCTAGTGTTGTAATGAACACCGTCTTTTGCGTCAGGACAACCTGACCCATCTGCCCCGTCATCATGGAAACGCCCGGCAGCACTACTTCACGTCCTTCACGAGGTTGGCGTGGATGATCGGGCCGGTCGTGCTGATCACGGTGTAGTACAGCAGGTCGCGCGCGCTAGCGGTCGCCGTGAGAGATGGGACGGTGCCGCCCGCGAACTTCCACGCCGACGCGAACGACATTGTGCGGGGCGTTGTCGCGTCCTGAATGAACTCGATGCAGCCGCTCTGCATTTCCTTTGCGTTCGTGGGTGCTCCGAGCGTTGAATTGCCGGTGGCCGTCGTGACGGTCCAGTTGAGACCGCCGGAGAGATCGACAGCCGTCGTGCCGCCAGCGCTCCAAGTGAGTGACGCCTTCGCGGCCGCCGACCACACCTTGTCGGTGCTGAGGGCGCGCCCCGCAGTGTTGTTGCGGTACTCTGCCGCCGAAGCCTCGGGGAACGTCGCGATGGAGCCGAGGCCTAGGGTCGTGCGCTGCGCCGACGCGCTCGCGTCATCGATGAGTGCGGCACCGGCGGTGCTGATCGTCACGTCGCCCGAGCTGATGTCGAGCGTGCGGTTGGCATCGCCGGACGTGATCGTCAGGTTGCGGTTATTGGTGAGGTTCGAGCCGGGGATGATCGACAGGACGTGCGAGGCGTCGGTGTCGCGCACGCCAAGGCCGGTGTTGTTCAGGACGAGGCTCGTGATGTCGGAGTTCGCGCCGGAGGCTGCGCCAGAGAGCGCGGAGCGCGCGGCAGCTCCCGACGCCGCCGTGAAGAGCGAGACGCCGGTGACGGTGCCGCCGAGGTTGGTGAGGGCCGTCGCGGAGTTCGTTGCACCCGTGCCGCCGTTCGCAATCGAGACCGGCGTCGAGATGCCTGACGGGTAGTCGGTGTCGGCGGCGACGACGTTCGTGCCGTCGCAGTAGAGCGTCGCGGCCTTGCCCTGCGTGACGAGGACGCCGGAGCCGGAGGCCGTCTTCACTGTGACGGTGAATGCGCCGGTGGTGGAGTTGGTGATCCAGTAGTCGCGCACCGCCGTGGGCACGATGACGTTGCGGTTACCGGTGAGGACACCCGTGAGCTTGATCGCCGTCTTGGCGTACTCGGCCGCGAGCAGTGTGTAGTCGCCGGTGCCGGGGATCGCGACGGAGGTGTAGCCGAAGGAGCTGGCGGTCGTGGAGCCGTGGCGGACGAAGCTGTAGTTGGTGCCGCTCGCGAAGACGGTCGCGCCGTCACCGGCCGCGAGCGTAATGTCCGCTCCGCCGTCGAATGTCGTGCCGTTGGGGCTGGCGATCTGCAGCGTGCCGGAGCCCGCGTTCTTGAAGATCATGAACCAGCCGTTTCCGACGCTGTCCGAGCGCGGCATGGTGAAGGTGCCGGAGCCGCCGGTCCAGACCGCGCACGAGCCACGGTCGCTGTCGGCGAAGGCCTGCGAGGAGGTGAAATACTGCGTGCGCGCCTTGACGCGCAGGAGGCCGCTGAGGGCGTCGAGGCCCGCGCCGCTGAGGGCACCGGCGTCCGCCGTCGACGAACCAGCGCCCGCCTGCCAGTAGCTCCACGTCCCGGCCTGCGTCGAGTTATCGCGCAGGTAGACGGTGTATGTGACGCCCGCCGCAATGGTGACGATGGCCCCGCCGGTGTTTGTCTGGACGTCGAAGCTGTAGGAGCCGAAGTTCTTGAATGTGACGGTCTCGCCCTGCCCGGCGTTGCGCGCGTCCGGCATCTTGATGGCGTAGCCACCGGCGGTCGGCGTAACCTCGACGATGGCGGACGTCGCGTAGGAGCCGCCCTCGGCGGGCCACGAGAGCGTCATGGTCGCGGAGAGGCTGAGAGCGGTCAGGCTCTGGTCGGCGGCGCGGACGGTGTTTCCGCCGAATACTCTGGTGTAGGTCGTCATTCCTATGCCTCTTGGCGTGTAACGCTGCGGTCGACGATCTTCTTCAGGTCGTCAGCGGAGATCGACTGCAGGAGCTTCTGGTACATTCCCTCCCAGACCTGCATGCGCTCATCCTGCTTCAGGAACGGAGCGCACTCGCGCAGCGTCCCGTAGATCAGCAGGTTCGGCCAGTTCTCGGTGATCCAGTTCGTCTGGTTGCTGTCATCGAGAAGGGGCGGCTTCACGTAGTACGTCATCTCGAACGGGTAGTTCTGGTCCGGCGTCGGACAGATCAGCATGTACTCGTCGCTGTACTCCGAGTAGAACTTTGGCGTCGACGTCTGGCTGTCGTCCGGCCAGTAGCTGCGGCTGTACTCGTAGGAGCGAGGGAAGAGCGGCGTCGCGTTCGCGTTGCCGGTGCCGGAGCCGAAGTTGATCGAGACCGTTCGCCGCCAGCCTGTCGGCTTCTGGTAGACGGACGTGCCGGTGACCATGGCCGAGTAGACGACGTCGCGGATGCCCGTGACGTTCAGGTCGATGGCGATGTTGCGCTCGGCGATGTTGATCAGCTCGGGGAGCTGGGAGTAGACCATCGTGTCGGTCACGTCGCCACGCTCTAGGTACTTCCGAACCGTCGCCTGAATGCTGTCGAATGTTACTGCGGTCGGCACGGTCTACCTCTTGACGATGGTCGTCACGATCTTTTCGAGTGAGCGGAAGCCGATGTAGCCACCGAGGCAAATCTTCACGACGTCCATGATCCAGCTCAGGAGCTGGTCGCCGACGCGGACGGGTGACCAGTTGAACCACGCGACCATGATCGGCATCTGGAGGCCGTAGAAGAAAACGATGTAGGCGAATGCCAGAGCCACGACAGGCCTCCAGTTGCGTTGAAGCCAGTCCTCGCCCTTGATCTCCGCCTCGATGACGCTGGCCTGCGTCTTCGAAACCTCGTTGATGCTGTCGAGCACCGCGCGCTCGACCTCGGAGCGGAGTTCGGCCTCGCTGAGCTTGTTGGCCTGCCACACCTTGAAGAGGTCCATGACCTTCGAGACGATGGGACCGGCGAGGAGCTTTGCGAGGAAGCCGAGCATCAGATTGCCCAGTCCCGCGACTTGAGCCAGCGCTCGCGGTACACCCACGCCGCCCCGATGACGATGATGGCGATCAGGCCGATCATGATCACGTTGGTGCTGGAGAAGATCGAGTTCGTGTTGCTCACGACCTCCTTCGCTGCGGCGGTGACACCGGCGGCGGCCGTGACGGTCGTCGCGATGTTGGTTGTCGACTTGTCCATCGGCGTGCCCTTCGGCGCGTCGGGAATGCGGGCGAGGCTTTCGGTCTCCGGGTCATCGGCAACCTCGTCCTCGCGGAAGAGAGCGGCCTCCTCGGCGCGGCGCTTGGTCAGGCCGGGAAGGACGCGGCCACCGGCCTTGTTCCAGAGCATGAAGGCGTCGGCCGCGTCGTTGAACTTGCGCTGGTTGATGAAGCGCAGGACGCTGGACTTGGCGAAGCCGCCGACGCCGATGTTGAAGGCGAGCGAGACGCACGCGCCGAACTGGTTCTCGCCGATCTCGACCTTGATCAGGTCCTCGATCTTGGCGGCGAAGCGCTCGATGTCCCGGTCGAAGATTTCGTCCGCCTGCTTCGCGGTGATCTTCATGCCCGGCGTCACCTGCGGCGATCCCGCCATCGAGGTGTGGCCGTAGCCGATGGTGAGCACTCCGGCGGAGCAGCGGTAGGCCGTCAGCCTCCTGCCCTCGAATTTCTTGATGAGGGCCTTGGCCCTGCTGTTGACAATCATGTCCGTCCTCACTTCGTTCCAAAGAAGCTGAGCAGGAAGCCAACCTTGCCAGCTAAAAAACCTCCGACCGCTGCGGCCGTGAAGATCACCCACTGAGCGCCCTTCGCCTTCATGAAAATCTCGTGCATCTCGTCGAGCTTCGCCGACATCTCGTCGATCTTCTTGTCGGTGTGCTTCTTGTCGGCTTCGAGTACGGCGACGCGCTCGTCGAGTTCAGGCATGGCGATCTCGTGTCAATTCGGTTGTGATTATGTCATACCATTCGGCAGCCGCAGCCGGGAGGGGCTACGGCAGCGACCAGTCGACGGTGGCGTCTTCAGCGATGTTCACGTCCGGCCTGATGCGCCGGAGGGTAATGCTCTCAGGCACACGCGGCGGTAGTTTCCATCTGTCGAGTTCGTCGTTGTCCCTCTGGCAGACGAGAAGGCCCGGGTTGTCCCTGTCGGGTCGAAGCTCCGCGATGGGGAACTTCTTCCTGCACCTGTCGCAGATGCCGACGCCGAGCGTCGGGTTGCCGGTGGTGTTCAGGAACTTGGTCATGCGGTGTAGACCGAGATGTCGGGAGCCATCGAGACGGTCGCGGCGTCGGTCTCGGAGGGCGCGATCTTCGCGCGCCGCTCGTCGGCGATGGCCTTGATCGTCGCCGTGTCCTTCGTCGCCTCCTGAATTTCAGCGCAGAGCCGCCACGCGAGGTCCCAGATGATGGCGTCCATCCAGCGCTGCGGAACCTCGATGCGGCCGTTCATGTTGCCGAGGTCGATCATGTGGCGCTTGCGCCAGACGTTCAGGATGTAGTTGCCGTGGGCGTCGTCGGGGGCGTTCCAGAGGTAGATCACCGGGCCGTCGACGAGGCGCTCCACGTAGTGCGAGGAGACGCGGCCCTTCACCTTTTTGTTGGGCAAATTGGCGTACTGGTCCTGCCCGATGGGTGGGACCGCAAGCTCGTTCAGGCCGACGGCGAGGATGGCCTCGGTCACCGGGAACGACGCGGATGACGTCTCGCGGACGCGGTAGTAGGTCGTGGCGCTCGCGGCGATGTCCAGCTCCAGCCAGTTCCACTGCCCGGTGAACATCTGGAGGTTCGTGAACGAGGCGGCCTGCGTGTAGTTCACGCCGTCGTAGCTCACATCGACGGCGACGTTGTACGTCCCGGCGGACGACACCTTCACGCCGACATACTCGGCGGCGACGGAGCTGGAGGCCGCGACGAGCCACGTCGGGCTCGGGCCGGTCACCGTGGCGTCGGTGGTGGTTGTGGTGAGGACGACGACGCGGTCGATCTCCAGCGTGCCGTCGGGCATGGTGACGCGTGCGAGGCCGGGCTGCATGCCCATGCGGACAACGCCGTTCGTCCAGAGCGAGACGCCGGTGGTGACGAACTCGGAGAGGCTGAGGTTGAGGAGGTCGCGCGCGGTGTCGATGTACTCGGCGGTGACGGTCTGCATGGGCACGCCCGCGCGCGAGAAGGCCCTGTCGAAGACCTTCTGCAGCGTCAGCTGGTTCTGCGATACGGTGCCCGTGACTGCCACGGCTTAGCCCTTCTTCATGATGATCCAGTTCGTCCCGTCGCTGACGAGCGTCACCCACGCACCGGCGGTCGCTGGCAGGATGGACGTCGAGGCCGCGCCTCCAGAGATGGGCACGACATTCGCCGACGCCGAGACGACGAGCTGGGCGGCGATGGTCTTGAACTCTAGCACGCGCCCCCTCCAGCTCGAAGGGCTGGGGAGCGTGACTGTGATCGTTCC